TACATGGGTCTATAGAACCACTTGAAATATAAATATCCCATGATATCCTTTCTAAGGAAAACATATGGCAAATTTAATAGAGTTGAAGAATAAAGATAATGTTATACAGTTTCCCGGTACTACGAGGGAAATACCAAAAGACGAAAAAGAAGTAGTTCAGAGAGTGGACAATATAAAACACCTTCACATACAGGAAGTGTTGTCTGCTATGGTACCAATAATCTTCAATCAGATGGCCACTGCCGGCTTTGATTTCATTGATGATGAAGAGACCGGTGAAGTGAATAATGTAAAAGACGGTGCTTTTCTTGTTGAGGCTCTGAGATCTATTATGCTTAAGCATTATGGCATAGATCATCCTATGCAAACACTTGCTGAGAACCTTTTTAATCATGACGAAGATAGTGGTGTACTTCTTTTGAGAAATGATGTAATATCTTCTATGTTCGAAGTTCAACAGGAGAAGAGCTAAGCTCTATAATACATCATGATCATCATTGATCTTAACCAAGTAATGATCTCAAACCTGATGATGCAATTAGGTAACCACACCAATGCACAGCTAGAAGAGAATATGGTTCGCCATATGGTTCTCAATGCTATCAGGTCTTTCAACCAAAAGTTTTCACGTGAATATGGTGAGATCATCATCGCATGTGACAACACTAATAACTGGCGTAAGGTAGAGTTCCCTTATTATAAGGCTAATCGCAAGAAGAATCAAGAGAAGTCAGAACTCGATTGGAAGAGTATCTTCGACTGTCTTGGTAAGATTCGTCAGGAGCTCAAAGACTATTTCCCTTATCGTGTGATTGATGTCGTCTCAGCTGAGGCCGATGACATCATCGCTACACTTGTGCACACGTATGGCAAAGTAGTCTCATCAGAGAGTGATGAGAAGATTCTTATCTTGTCTGGTGATAAAGACTTTATCCAACTTCATGTGTATTCTAATGTTCGTCAGTACGATCCCGTGCGTAAGAAGTTTATAGAGCACTCTGATCCTGAGCGTTACCTTGCAGAACATGTTCTTAAGGGTGACTCTGGTGATGGTGTTCCTAACGTATTGTCCGGTGATGATTGCTTCGTTGTTGGTCAGCGTCAGAAGCCTCTTACCGCCAAGAAGATTGAGGGTATACTTGAACTTGGTTTAGATGGTAAGTTTGATCATCCTTTGTATAGAAACTATATTCGTAACAAGCGGCTGATCGATCTTAAACACACTCCAGAAAATCTGCAAGAAACCATCATGCAACAGTATGAACAACAGGATGGACGTGATCGTAGTAAGATGCTTAATTACTTTATAACAAATCGTTTGAAAAATCTTATGGAAAGTATTGGAGAATTTTAATGAGACTTAGTATATCAGAGATCCTTGATAGGGTTTCTAAAGCAAAGACTAAAGCGGAAAAGCTAGAAGTTTTTAGACAGCACGATAATCCCGTGCTTCGATCTGTCCTTAAACATGCTCTCGATAAGAGTATTGTATTTGATCTTCCAGAAGGTGCTCCACCCTATAAGCCAAGCGAGCATGTTGAAAGTCAGGGTATGCTATACTCTGAAGCAAGAAAGTTTTATCTTTTTGTTAAGGACGGTCATCCCGGCCTTACAAACCTCAAGCGTGAATCTCTTTTTATTAATCTGCTTGAGGCAGTCGATCCTAAGGATGCGGAGCTTATCGTAGCTATGAAAGACAAGAAGCTCCCATATAAGGGAATTACAGAGGCACTAGTATCAGAGGCATTTCCAGGGCTAATCAATGAGCAAGTCAACGTTTAAGAAGTTCAAGAAGAACGATTATTCTTATGATGATGATGAAGATGAATATTACGATAACCCTCGTAATAGAGTAAATAAAAAAGAAAGTAAGAGGCTTGAACGAGCCCTTAAGACTAAAGATATAAATGCTCTTATTGAAGAAGAAGACTTCGAAGATGAAGATTACTATTACGAGAGGAAGTAATGCCTACATACAAGTTCCTTAATAATGATACAGGTGAAGAGTACGAAGAGTTCATGAGCATCTCTGCTCTTGATGTTTATTTGGAGGAGAACAAAAATGTAACTCAACTTGTAAACGGTGCTCCAGCTATTGGAGATAGTATCAGGCTTGGTCTTAAAAAACCAGATAGTTCATTCAGAGATATTTTGAAGAATGTAAAGAAAGAACACTCGAGAGGAATGACTAAGTCTACTGTCAATACATTTTAATTATAACAATAAGAGAAACAATGACTCAGCAACAAACAAGACTTAACAAGAAACAGAGAAGAGCATTAAGAGAGCAGGGAGTAAAGATAAACAACGAAGCAAACTTTAGAGTTAATTTTAATCTCAGAGAGATAAAACCTCTAACAGCTAACCAACAAAAAACATTCGAAGCATTTTCTGCAAAAAAGAATTTGATGCTTCATGGAATTGCTGGAACAGGAAAGAGCTTCATCTCCCTATATCTGTCTCTTAAAGAATTGTTTGATGGCAATTGTGGATATAAAAAAGTCTATATCATCAGAAGCGTAGTTCCAACACGCGACATGGGTTTCCTTCCCGGTAATCAGAAAGAAAAAGCAAAAGTATACGAAGCCCCATACTATGCAATCTGTTCAGAATTGTTTAATAGGGGTGATGCTTATGATGTACTTAAGACAAAAGATTATGTAGAATTCATTAGTACATCATTCGTTCGTGGTATCACACTTAATGATTGTATTGTTATCGTGGATGAAGTAGCGAACATGACTCTTCACGAGTTAGACTCTATCATCACACGTATCGGTAGAAACTGTAGGATTATTTTCTGTGGTGACTTCAGACAGTCTGACTTTACTTATGACAAAGATAAGAAGGGTCTAATTGACTTCATGAAGATCTTACAGAATATGAAGGCTTTCAGTTTTATTGACTTTGATGTGGACGACATTGTTAGGTCGTCATTAGTGAAAGAATATATCGTTGTTAAAGACAGACTTCAAATCGCGGCTTAGCTCAACACGACCGGTCTATAATAGAGGCAAAGTCTTCGAACATTTTTTTACAGAGTTCGAAGACTTTGAAGCTCGTATTATTGATGGTAAAAGATATTACTTTGCACCAGATGGTGGCAGATATCCTTCTGTCACCACTGTACTTGGTCAACACAAAGATAAGACTCATCTGCAGAACTGGATCAACAGTGTTGGTCAAGAAAGAGCAGATCAAATTAAAGTGCAGGCAGGAAACCGTGGTACTGCTATTCATTCTATCTGTGAAGATTATCTTTTAAATAAAGAGTATTATCCAGAAGGTGTCATGCCAGCAAATATCATGACATTCTCAAGTATTAAACCTGTACTTGATAAAAGGATTGGAACCATTTATGCCATCGAGGCTCCTCTATATTCTAAGAGGCTTAACACTGCCGGCAGGACAGACTGCATTGCAGAGTTTGATGGTATAGTCAGTATCGTTGACTTTAAGACCAGTCTTAAACCAAAGAAAGAAGAATGGATCGAGGACTACTTTCTGCAAGCCACATGTTATAGTATTATGGCAGAAGATCTTCGTAACCTCAAGATCCCTCAGATAGCTATTATCATAGCTGTTGATGGTCAGCCAGAACCTCAGGTTTTTGTCAAAGATAAATATCTGTATACAGAGAAAGTCTTGCAAATCTTTGGCTAGGGGAGACGATCATGGATGTTACAATCTACGGTAAGCCGAGCAAGTGTCAGAGAAAGATCATAAGAAAAGCTGCACACTACTATGCATCTTGCTTGATGTCAAATCGACTATCAAGCAACGTATATGTAACTATTAGATTCAAGAAGAATCTATTTAAGAAAGAAGATTTTTACGGTGTATGTGACGCCCTCGACCTTAACAGGCCGAGGGATTTTGATATAGAGATAGATGCAGATCTAACCTTCAAACAAACTCTTAGTGTCTTAGCACATGAACTTGTACATGTAAAGCAATATGCAACTGGTCAGCTAAGAGATTATAATACATCAAAGAAGATTAGATGGAAAGGTGATATCCATATTAGTGAATATGGATATGATAATATTGATGCATCTTATTGGAATGCTCCATGGGAAAAAGAAGCATATCGTTTAGAAAAGACTCTAACTAGAAAGTTTATGCGCTACTTACGGAGCGATTAGCTCTGGTTTATAAACACTTTCAAGTTTGATACCATCTTGCGTAAACATTACAAGATTCTTTAGATTCTTCTCGGTAATCTGCTTAGTAATTATATTGTATGCTTTAGTCATATCATCGCCGATAAACCATTCATAATCACCGCTGTCGTCATCAAGAGCTTTCTTTGCTGCAGGATCAGCAAGCATCTTTCTAATTGATGCTCTAATATGTTCTGCATTTGGATTAGACTTACCAACCCACAAGCTTTTCTGCAAGACATCTCTAAAGTTCTTAACAAGAACATAAGCATCATAGAACTCACCTGATGGTGCTACACCCCATTTCTGCTTATAGAGATCTTCGAAGTGATTGGTATTATAGTTCTTATCTTTTATAATCTTTCCAGTCTTAAGATCAAGAACACCATGTGAAAACCACAACTTATAATCACCCTTCTCAATCATAGGTCCGATAAACTTGAGGTGTGAAGAATAAGTTTCTCTGACTGTATTAAGTTCACCGCGAAGAGCAGCAAGTCTTGCTTCGGCTGGTTTCATGCCCTTAACAAATATCATCTTGTCATTATAGCATTTAATGTATGCATCCATATTTGGTTGTGGACCACAAATCATCATGACAATTGCCATAACATCTGGTCTTCTACCTGAGGTACTGCCAAACTTTACTTTATCCTTATAAGGATCGAAGTTTGTAGCATGACTTACAACAATGTTTAGATTGACAAGTCCAATTGGCTCATAGAACTTATAGTCATAATCGACTTTATCAGTTAAGAAGCTCTCAGCATTACCACCATGCGCAACCATGATTGCATATGGATCTTTTTGTAGTTCGTTATGAAACTTATTAAATCCTGGAATATCATTTGCACCAGGAATATGTTCTACGATAACTTTAGTACCAATAAACTTCTCAAGATGTTGTGCAATAATGTTTGCCCACACAGATGTACCACCACCGGGTTCTTGTGGAACGATTAGTCTATATGGTTGCTGTGCATAAACCGCAGTTGAAAACAACAATGCGATGAAAAAAGATAATAATCTGTTCATTATTCACTCCGTATATGTTATATCATGAATTTTAGTTACACCAAATATAGATTGTTGTAGTTTTTTAAGATCATCAGTAATGATTTTTCCTACTACACCTTTTCCTATAGTAATTTCTGGATCATCAATATCAATATTTATTGATTTTAAATAATCTTTATTATCCAATAACCAACTATCAAATTCTTTTCTCCTTGAATCATTCATGAACCAAGAAAAATTAATATTAAAATCTGAACTTATTCTGTGTTGCGGTAGAATATTTTCATCACCAACATGTTCATCTTTATCTTTAAATACGTCTAAAAGATCTTTACCTTTATGACAATACTTTAAGTAAACATCACCTGGTTGCATATCAAGATTAAAATATGATTTTTCTTCTGTAGTCATTTCTCTTGTTGGTCTATTTTTATAACTAACTGTTATCTTACCATGCTTATGATCCATAATAAAACCTTCATATCTATGGATCAAAACATTAAAAGCAGTAACAGCATCTTTAACATTTCTAGGTGCATTTATATACCATTCAGGAGGACTATCATCTTTTCCTCTTAGATGTTCAAAGAATGTATGAAGATAATTCATTTTATCTTGATCTATCTCTGAATCTAAATCAACTTCAATTATATTATCATAATAATTAACAGTCTTTATACACTCTTTCATTTTTTTAATAATATTTTCTTTTGACCATTCGTTATTAAGATGATAAATCCTGTCTGTCTCAACTAACCAACAGTTCTTACTTAATATTGCCTCTTTAAGAAGAGTAGACCATGATTGACCTAATATATTATTTGATGGTTCTACGTTGATTTTATGAAGACAACCGTTATTTTCATTTAAAAGATACAGATGAAATATCATGATAAAATGGTCCTATATCTCGTGCTTTTTCTAATAGTTCTTTTGTTTTATTAGTAGTATATCCAGTAATCTGTAACATCGGTCTATCATCCCATCCCATGTTCGCTGTACAGTGTGGGATATCTTTCCATTCCCATGTTATACAATCACCGGCTGACCACTGCCAGTACATGGCATTACCTAATTGAAATATCTGCCCTGATTTCCAGTCATCGAGCATGATAGCAAATCTACGCATG